CAACGATTTAGTTTTACTCTTTCATATCCTCCCATGACTAGATCAGACTTTGCACCTGTGATGGCTTTTATTATGAAACAAAGAAACAGAAAAGAAAATTTTACAGTAAGCTTCCCAAACTATCTAAACGCACAAGGAAACGAAACAGGCACATTATTAGTCAATGGGTCACATTCGGTAGCCGATACCACAATAGCTATTGATGGCTTTGCAGGGGATGGTGCAGGTAGATTAAAGGCAGGTGATTTTATCAAGTTTGCTCACGACAAAGTTTATATGATTGTTGAAGATGTAACGAGTTCAAGTAATGCGTCAACAGTCACAATAGAGCCACCATTAAGAGAAGCCTTAACAGATAATAGTTCGGTTACTTATGATTCTGTGCCTTTCAATGTGCATTTAAGAAGCGATATTCAAGAGTTTTCAAGTGGTGCAAACAACAGCAATGGCGAATTACTTTTTAATTATGAGTTTGATGTTATAGAGAGTTTGTAGATGGCTAGAGGGTTAACAAGTGCGGTCAAAACAGAACTAGCCACAGGAAACATAGAACCAGTTTTATTGATAGAATTAGGATTTGCTACCCCTGTATATTTTACAAACGCAAGCTTTGATATTACGTCAAGTGTTTCTGGAACATCACGAACCTATCTAGCAAATGGTCATTTTAGAGGAATAACAGCGGTTAGTGAAACCGCAACACCTTCAAAAAACAGTTTAGTGGTTACGTTGTCTGGTGTAGACCAAACC